GAGCTGGCCGTGATGAGCGAGCTGGCGTGGAGATCTTACAACGTATGCAGACCTGCCGTTGACAAGGGAGTTGATATAATAGCAACCAAAGATAATATCGTATACCATATTCAGGTCAAGACATCTTCGCTGGGCGAGAACCTGTCGACAACTTTCCAGATAGACCAGGCATCGTATAACAATTCGATGAAGGATTATGTTCGTTATATTCTCGCTCTGCGCTGCGGAGAAAACGAGTGGAGGTTCTTTACATTTTCGCAGGAGATCATTGACTCTTTCATCAAGGAGGCCCTAATAAGCAAGACGGAGAAAAAGTATACGATAACGATAAGATATGACGAGGAAACCGGAAGGCCAAGATTGACATACAAGGACAACCAAAAGGACGTGTCCTCCTACCAAAAGATTTGCATCTAAAGGTCAATGGGTCTGGGGTTATCCGTCACCAAATCCGTCACCAAGAATTTTGAAGATTTATAAATGATTGAATATTAAATAATTATAGCAATCCCAAAGTTCCTCTTAATCAATGGGTCTAGGGTTCGAGTCCCTAAGGGCGCACTTAAAGAGGTAACTTATTGGAATACATTGAGTTACCTCTTTTATTTTTCATTCAAAGTTGCTCTAAAACGAGGTTATTTTGAGCATTTTGGCAGAAAAAAGTGGGACATTTTGGGACATTGTAGGACATTCTGGGACAAAATCCGTCACCAAATCCGTCACCAAATCCGTCACCAAAATAAAAAATACTATGGCAAAGACTACGTTTATATCATTAACAAAATCGGATCAGGAAAACATTAATATTTGTATCCGACATAATAATACCAGGGCACTCTTGTCAACCGGCGTAAAAGTCCCAATAGGATGCTGGGACGGAATGCGAGTCTCGGGAGCCAATGCCGCCTTGAAGAATACTGCTCTGATCAATACGCTCAATGCCGTTGACCGTGTCATTGATACTATGCTGGCAGAGGGAGAACTGCGCGATGCTACGGCAACAGATATCAAGAACCGATACCTGCTTTCGGTTGGCAAAGCGCAGAAGACCAAGAAGAAGATTACATTCGAGGAGAGATTCATACAATATATGAATAGGCTGAAGCCGGGGACAAGGCATACCTATGATTTTACCTTGAAGCACCTTCGCGCTTATTGCCCGGAGTTCTCTTCTCTCACCTGCGAGGATATTACCAAGTCTTGGCTTCAGGATTATATTGCATCCCAAAACCTGTCCAGAAACTCCGTCAACATTCAGCTGCGTAATATCCGTGCCGTGTTCAATGAGGCCGTTGATGATGAGATCACTACGAACTATCCGTTCCGAAAACTCAAGATTAAGTCGCAGGCTACGAAGGACAGGTCTCTTTCCCCGGATGATCTGCGGAAGATTTTCACTACGAAGTGGGAGCCTTGGCAGCAGCCATATGTGGACATGTTCAAGCTTATGTTCTATCTATGTGGAATCAATGCAGGCGACCTTGCTGAATTAACGAACATATCTAATGACAGAATAGAGTACAATCGCAAGAAGACCGGCAAGCATTATTCCATAGGAGTGCAGCCGGAAGCCCTGGAGATCATCAAGAAATACAAAGGCAAGAAGCATTTGGTTAACATTCTTGATAAGTACAAGTCTTACCTTGATTACCTGCATCACATGAACGATGCGCTGAAGACACTTGGTCTTATCTACATAAACGGCAGGAAGCCGGAGGGAGAAGCCTTGTGGCCGGAACTGTCATCCTATTATGCAAGGTATTCCTGGGCAACCACGGCCGCTCTGCTGGATATCCCCAAGGAAACCATTGCCGCAGCTCTGGGGCATACGCAAATGGATGTAACCGCAATCTATATCCGCACAGACTATCGCAAGAAGATTGACGAGGCTAATAGGAAGGTGATCGATTTTATTCTCTACGGCAATGAATAAAGAAAACCACTCTGCAATAATATGCAAAGTGGTTGACTCATAGGTTGCGGCTCTATGTTACTCCGCTTTCTTGTCTTTGATCTTCTTGATGAGGATCCAAATAGCAGCTGCAAGAATTATCGCACCTGCCACAATAGCACAAATTTCTTCGACGTACATAATATATAATAGTAATAGTATCACTCCTCTCCCTCCACCTCTTTTTCCTCATACCTCATAGTAATTTCCTCTCCGTCTATGTAAGACATAGCATAGTAGTGACCTTCGGAGGGGGTGGGCATAGGGGTATTGACGAGTTTCTTGTATCCGAATTCCTTGAGTTGTTCTTCGGTTGGATTGGACACCACCTTGACGAGTTTGTCATCCTCATATTGTTTTAGGATAGAGCCGTCATAGGGTTGGATTTGATTTGCGTTGATGAATCGGTACATCATATTTGTTGATAGAGTATTTTAGAGTTAGAAGGGTTAGTAGTAGTATCCACAATGAAATAGCAAGCATTGAGGAGTGTAGGGATTGAAGGAAGGGTGATAGGGGTTTCGGTGGGGGTGGCGAGAGGGTAAAATAACCTAACGGGAGTGCCAGCCGAATATAACGAAGCAAACCAAGATTGAATGTCTGCAACGGGAGTGCCTGCGGCAAAGCCAAACATAGGATTGTTGCGGTTTTGTAGTTTAAACTCACCATCCTCAATCTCTTGCCAAGTAGAATCACAATGAGCGAAATGGCTGCAAAGACCATTGTTTAAGTCGTTAGGGACACCTTGTGTATTTATTAGATAGAGTTTTGGGAAAGAAGTCGGGTCGGGCCTAGTTACTGTCTCCGTCCCCGTAATGTCATATTCTGCACTATTCCTCACCACCACTTGTCTTCCAAAATCAATGTAATCCGTATAGTTGCCTATCTTTCGTAGAGGGGCATCAATGTAAATGGAGGTTCGGGTGGAGGTAATGTCTGGCCCTGCGGTGAATGTTCCAGAGCCACTATTGGTAAAGAATGTCTTACTCACCAAGTCATACATACCAAGAACAGAGTTGAACTTGCAAGGTTGGCTGCACCGCAGTTGTAGCAGAAAGATACAAGCGCGTCGAACTGGTTTTGCTTGAGGGGCACTTTGACAAGTTCGCTCACTTTCTGCTCAAATGCAGCAAGGTCGGTGGCGAGCAGATAAGAGGCGTATTCGGGTGACACCTTGTCACCTGCGTGCACATCCTTTCCTGTATGTCCGTAACCGATAGTCCAGACTCCAGCAGGGCACTTGTAGGCATCGGCTCGGAAGCCCTCGTAGAACTTGATAAGGTCTATGCCTTGCTTACTCGTTTTCATCGTCCTGCGAGATTTCTATTTCAGTGTTGCCGTGTTTGATTTTGGTGGACAATCCTTCGTCTATGGCTCTTGCTCCTGCAGCAAGGGCTGCGAATGCCCATAACTCACCGACACCCGTAAGGACGGAGGAATTGATTTCTCCCATCGGTGGTGCGAAGAAGCCTCCGATAAGAAGGGCAATGGAGATGCATAGGCAGATTGCGAAGATGATTTTTGCTTTCATTTTACTTTCTCTCCTTTGCTTTGCGGACTATGAGCCAGATGGATGTTGCTACGATGATTACTCCTGCGATAAGGGCTACGATTTCTTCTACCATAATATTGAATGTTTAATTGTTATTTGATTACTATGTATGCCACTATTCCGAGCAAGGCATTGCCAATCCTTTGCTTCAAGGTCTGCGGATAGTCAAGGTCAACATCCTTCGTCTGCTCTCTTTTATAGCCGAGGTTATAAAGCAAGGTATGCCCTGCCCACTCAAGTTTGAGTGAGAGCATAGACCGATGCTCGAATACCTCGCAATCCAAATGGTTCGAGGTGATGCCGGCACGGATGCCATCAAGCACTACGCCATAGTAAGCCTTACGGATGGCGTAAGAGTCATCTATGTGGATGTTGTTATGAGAGAGGGTGTAGGTCATAGGATTGTTTGGCAGGGTTTTTCTCCTCGCCATTTTCTTCTTCAAGAAAGTCGGTAATCGGGTGCTCCTCCTCCCATATAATTTTGCTTCGGTCATCCCACTCTTCCCAGCCATCTTCTTCGTTGAATGTTATTACTTGCTTAACGAATACTCTGCTTTCGTCTGCGATGTTTTTCTGGGTGAGCCAATATCCTGCTCTTGCTTTCTTTTCTACCATATCATTATATTTTTATGAGGCTTGGGCTAATGTCACATTCGTATGTGTTGCGAGTTGAGTCTGCACCTCTGTATCTGCAATTGCTCTTGCGTATGCTGTAGCGTGTAGCGTAATAACTATATTAGGAGTTGCCTGTGCATACTTAATCATAAATGCTACCGATGCAGCGGTTAATCTCGAAGAATCTTTAAGATTAACATTAACTTTAATATCAGAAAGTAAAAGAGTCTCAAGAGAATATGCACCGGTAAAGTCTAAAGATGTTCTATAGACTGCAGAAAATGTCTTAATTGTCTTTACATACATAAAATTAGTAAAGATAATACGAGGAGTTTGTTGTATATAATATCCTCTAGTATGTCCAATCCAAGAAGGATGAACATAAAACACCATCGTCTCAACTTTTGAACCCCCCGCAACTCCGAGAGGAGAACCGTCTGTACCGAAATTACTTCTATATAGTATTGTTCTAGGTACTACTGTAATCATATCTTCCTCATATCCATCTCTAATACATGCAAAATCGTAGACAGCATATGAGTTTGCATTTGAACAATAATCTACCATCTTGATGATTCTTGCCTCTTCGTAGGAAATGTCCGTCAGCCCGTTCAGTTCAAAATAGCCTGTCTGCTGATTGAATGCTCCATAACCCTTGCAGTAGGTAAGGAAATCATTTATGAATGATTGCGGTATCCATCCGTATTGCAGATTACTCATAGCGTAATCATATCCGAGGTCGGCAGCCCTTGTCCAAGTTTGAGTCTGCGACATTACGCCCCATTTCGCCACCGCACTCTGCGGAAGGAATTTTTCGGTTGTTGTTCCGTTGGTTATGTCAGCCGAACCATCCCCGTTGAAAGTTATGGAGGCATTACCCCCTCCAGATGTCGTTGCAGATATAGTCTTGCCATCGGCAGCGATGGATATGCCCTGCCCCGCAATCAACTTGTCTTGTTTGCTTGTATCGTGGTAGTCATAGACTGCTTTTGCCCCTGCCACCTCCGTATTGGTGGACTGGGCATTGATACCCGTTGCTATGGTCGGAAGGGTGGGGATAGTTGGTTTGTTCTTGATGTATGCAGGGTCGGTGGTGTCGGTCTCGTTCCAATCGGCTTGCTCCTGACTCTGCAGGGCGGTGTCTGCCTTACCAAGTGATGTCTGCACGGCTGATGCCATATCGGTTGCTGGGATACCATTCGCTGGTTTGGTGTACTTGCCATTCCAAGCCGTCCACTCGGCGAGAGTAGGTATCAGTGCGGTCTTAATCTGCGTGATACCAGAATTGAGGGCTGCGAGTTGTGCTGCGGTCAAAGGCTTTTCGTTTACCTGATATTCCGTCTGCCAGCCAGCCTTGCCGTTGACATCCCAGTTGCCGGTGTACTTGAACCTCCAAGTGCCTTCGTACTGATGAGGCTTCTCGGTAAAGCATTCGGGATGGGTGGCGGGGTTATACGCAGACCAAGCAGATCCAGCAGGAACATCGTGAGCCGCCCAGAGCTTTCCGTCGTAAGGGTATACCTTGCCGTTAACGACAATAGCAAGGGCATATATAGAGTCAACGATATCCGCTTCCGCGAAGAGCCTTGTCCAAAGAGCGGAATCAACGGAAGGATATACATTGATGAAGCCGGTATCCGCAGACTTCCAGACATAGCCGTTGTAAGTACAGCAAGTACCATTGGGGAAGAAGTATGTACTGGGAGGAAAGAGTTGTTTGATTTCATCAGCAGTCTTGAAATATGTCAGCATATCCACAACCACCAGATAATCGTTGGTGGTGGGAGTCTTGCTGCCCGTATAGTCAGCCGGATATAAACTGCTGGCGGTAGGCACCGCTGCCCAATTGCTCCAATTGCCCCTGAAGTTGGCAGTTGCAGTCTGTACGGATGAGTTGACAAAGGCTTTGTCGGCAAGCTGGTTGCCGGACATCCACGTCTGCGAGGGGATAGCACCCAGGATAGTGTCGGCCTTACTTGTATTGAGGTCTACTATGGGCTTTAGCTCATTAATCGCTCCAGCCACTTGTTTGCTGGTAGTGGATAGAGTGTTATCGGTCTTCGGCTGCTTTGTCGCATCAATCACATCCTGATCACTTGCCGTGCGATAGGTGTTTGGCACAGACTGAAGGGCCGTGTCTGCCTTTCCAAGCGAGGCCTGAACATCGCTTGCAAGGTCGCTCTTCGGAACACCGGTGGCAGGCTTTATGGCAGAATAGGTGATTCCTAAATCGGCCAAACTCTTATTGCCGGACAGCTCTACATTGTTTACCTTCGGTTTGCCCGTAAGGTTAGCATAGTTCGAAAGAGAGGTGAGCAGGTTCTTCAAAAAAGTCTGCACGGCCTGACCGGAATACGGCAGGTTGTTCCTCGAGTCATTGCCCCAGTCGTCGTTTATATTTCGGATTGAATTAGGACTGAAGTCCTTCCCGGATTTTCCCATATTATATTAAGTTTAAGTATTAAGCCAAGGTTCGTTGTTGATCCACGGTTCGCTGTTTTGCCACCACCCGGAAAAGCAATACTTGATAGCGGAGGCAGCAGCCATTATTATTCTTCTCCAGTGACTCATCCCTCAAGGTCTGTTTCTACATAATTGGCAATGCCATTGAAGATGACCACCTGGTATAAGGTGTTAGGGTAAGGGTTGATGGGTCTAGTCCAAGTAACCCCTGCGATAGGAGACAGGTCGGTTGCCGTGCTGCCGCACCTGAACTCAAAGATATATTCATTGGCGATGGTGTTGTCGGCAGGTTCTGCCAGAGTTATTGCAAGGGAACTCACTACGCCCCACTTATAGGCGTGGTTAGGCTGGATCGTTTTGATGGTTGCGGTTTCCTCTGTCTGGATCACCTTGTTGGTTGCGTGGTCTTGTGCCGCGGTAACATGGTCGGCTGCTGCGATGACGTGGTCAGCCGCTGCCGTAGAATGATCTGAAGTGGCGGTGGAATGATCCGACGTTGCCGTGCTATGGTCGGAGGCCGCAGTTGCCAAGGCATTCTTCAAGCCAAGGTAAATCACCTCCGTTTCCTTATCTTTATCGAATGTGATTGTTCCGTCCGCATCTACATCTACGGAGCAATGTGCGCTCTTGCCGGTATCCACTCCGTTGATATACCAGTTGTTATTCTCTCCGATGGTGGGTATCACCGGCTGGAAAGAATAGTATTCACAAGAGGAGTATATCGTCACTACCTGCTGCGCGGGAGTTACTGCGAGTTGCTGCTGGTCTGCAAGGCTCTCGTTGACGCCGGACTGCGTTTCCCTGAAGAGGGCAAAGGCGTCCCTGTAGTTGAGTTTGCAGAGGACGCTGTTGTTCTGCTTCAAGACGAGCAGGAGCGAATAGTTACCTACGTTTGTCTGCTGGGCCTTGGTCATTGTCCATGTTATGATGTTCAGGCTTTGACCGGTAACCAGAGACGACTGCACACTTGTGCTTCCTCTTCCTGTGCTGTAATACAGCTCATATGTAAGGCCGCTAGTGCTGAACGCTGTTCCGTCCGGCTTCAGCAGATGCCAGGCGAAAGAGATGGGATTGGTGCCGATGGGAAAGATGGTCATATTACTTTACTTCTGCTCTTGCGTAATAGAATGAAGCCTTGTCGTTCTGTCCGAATGCGGTCAGCACCAGACCCGCAAGGCGGTTAAGTATATTGTCTTTGATGGCGGAGGGAACCTTGTAAAAGCCAGGGTCACTGGCCGTGGCCGCAGTCCAAGCGTCTCCGCTCATATATTCATATTTGGGGATGAAGGAGAACTCCTCTATCTTGTTGCTGCCGCCCACCTCCTTATGCGTGAAGTAATTATACTCGCTGGTGTGTCCCTGCTTCAGTACAAGTATAGGATTATCCCACACTCCACGGATGTAGGGATTGAGTTGCATCCTGCCTTCGGGTGACACCTCTGGGATGCTTTCCGTTATGATTATGTTGGAATCGATGGCCTTGCACTTTACAATGCGGATGATGTGGTATTCCTTATTATTGGTGTCTTTGATTGATGTAAGAGAACCTACCGCATCTCCCGACTCAATGGTCTCGGCCTTTTGTGTGGCCGTACATGTCACTATAGGCTCGAGAGTGAATGCCGGAGCCACCTCCACGATTTCGTTGATGGCATCCGGCAATTGTCTCAAAATAATATCATCCAGCGAAGCATTGTCGTTTCCGCTCCCGGCATACATATCGGAAGGGTTGAGTCCAAGCTCATCAAGCTGCTTGCGGACGTAGGTAGTTGCTTCGGTGGTTGATATCTTGTTCATGATTCAATTAAAAATTGAAGTTAGGGAAAGAGATTTTCTTCTTTGCGATGAAACCCTTGATGGCCTTGTCGTCAGCGAGAGTGGTTGCCTTGGCTCCCAGGCTCTTCAGGATAACCAGCATAGCCTCCCTCGAGGTAACCTCGGGATATTCGGTTATGTCATTTGCTTCCGCTACGGATGCAGGCGCTTCGCTTGCCGGTGCAGGGTTTTCTTCCTTTGCCTCTACAGACTCGTCCTCTACTCCATATACTTTCCAAATGGAGATGAGCTTGCCGAAATAAGGCGAATCCTCGATGATGTTCTGCAAGGCCTTCTGGCTCACCGTGAGCGTTGCAGGACGATAGTTCTTGCGGTCGAGACATCCCTTGGCAAATACAAGAGGTATCCGTGCTTTGCCGACTTTCAATTCGATCTCAACGGAACTCTTGCCATCAATTGCATAAACTTTAGTAATCATAATTTTGCTCTTTTGTTCTTTTAATTTAAAAAGGGGAGGGATGGGCACCCCTCCCCTCGATGAAGTTTTTCAGTTCAAGCCTAACCTACAAGGCCTTCGAACTCTGTCCAGTCGTTGATGTCGGAGTTCCACTGAACAATGGTACCCTTTACGAAACCGGCAGTAGAGTCGTCTGCTGTGAGGTAGTATACTTTGGTATGGTCAGATACACCGGTGAGGGTGCTGACAGATACGATGTTGGCCTGGATACCGCCAAGGTTGGAAGCCTGGAGAGCTGCGCTTGAAGGACATACCAGAACTGCATTGTATCCCTTGAGGGCTACGCAGTCGATGATGGACTTGTTGTGGGCCTTTGCCTCGCGGCTTTCTCCGCTCTGTGACATATCCTGTGTGATGGTCTTCTCGTTGCGCTTGTAGTAACGAACGGCGTTGCGAAGGTCAACCACAACCATGAAGTCCTGATATCCGATATCGTCAAGGGTAGGATCGTAGATGAATTCGATCTCACCGAAGTTGTCACGATAGCGACGAACCTTGATACCGTATTCGTTAACCTCCACCTTGGATACATCCTTGAAGTGGGTAGATGAGTTGACGAGCTTCATGAGTCTCTTCATCTCGCGTTTACCGCAGAATGCAGTAGCGGAGTCGCTGACGGAGTTCTCGGTGAACTGGAGAGAGGTGATAGCCATCATATCATCATCGGAGAGGTCGGAAGAGTGGGTGTAGAGCATAGGGATCTGACGGAGAATACCGTTCTCGAAGTATACGCTCTCACGTCCACCGGTCTCGGGAACCTTCACGTCGATACGGCCGGGAACACCATTCCAGTGTGTGCGGGCGCATTTTCTCTTGAAGTTGTACATTGCGTTTGCAAGTACGTCCTTGGTGATGAAGCCTACTTTCTTGTCCTGCTCCTCGAACTCATCGGTGATGACGCAAGTCATGGCCTTCTTCTGGAGAGTCACGACATGTTTCTCGGGGAGATAGGTCTCGGAAGCAACACGGATCTGTGACTCGGAGCAAGCTGTTGCGCCGATGTAGAAGATAGTGCCGGTTGCGATGGTGGAGTAGTGGGCCGTGGTGTCTTCACTAGGGTTCAGTACGCGGAACTTGATCTTGCTGTTGGCGTCCTTGTTATCCTCTACAAAAAGAACCAGCTCGCCATTGGCAACCCAGGTGCCTGCGTCGTTCTTGGCATAGCCTTCAACGCCACCTACGATAACGGTAGAGAATTCAGTGAGAGCCTCGGGGTTATCGAACTTACTTCTGTCGATAAGGAGGATCTTCGTTGTAGGAGTGTACTCGCTTGTGTAGTGTCCGGTAGTTCCAGAAGGAATGTTGGATACGATGATTGAGTTGGTAAGAGTGATCTCCGACTCAAGCACAGTAGAAGCGCTGCGGTAGTGGCCGTGTTCGTAGGAAGCAACCTTTACAGGACGGCAGCGGTTGGCGATGTATGTTTCGATAGGGAAGCGGAACTTACGGAAATTGGTAATCTCCTTGTCATAGTCTTCAGCTTCAAGACCAGCATCACGAACATCAGTTGCCGTAGCGGGTTTGTTCTGGAGCTGTGTGTTGCCGCCTTTCTGGTCAGGCTGGAGAGCCTCGTCTGCGGGACGTCCGCCATCATTGGTGCTGGCGTTATATACACCCATATTGTCCGAAGGGTTGGCAGGATCTGCCTCCACAACGGGTTCTACTGCCATTGCGAAGCTGCAATCGGCACCTAGTACCGCTGCAAGCGCCACAAGTATGAATGACAGTAAACTCATCTTGTGGGTTGAAATGAAGTTTGATAATCTCATAGTATAAGTAATTAATGAGTTTCGTTTTTATTCGAGACCGTGCCAAGGGTTGTTGTCAACAGGCTTCGGCTTGTCGGCAGGGATTCGCATTCCTTGGCCACCACCAAGCGAGGGAGGAAGAGCGCCGGTAGCGCTGCGTTCTCTTCTTGCTGCCTTGATGCTTTCGTTGCGTCCGATGATTTCGCCTTCTTTCTTGGCGGCTGAAACGGCATTGTCGAACTCGCTGTCCTTGTAAGCCATCTCGAAGTCTTTCTCCTGATAGCTGTTGGTCATGCCTCCTACGGCAATGTCGATGAGGCGAAGGATGATCTGACTCTTCTGCTCATCGGTGAGGCCTTTGGCGTTGCCCCAGGCATCGAGAGTCTCGAGGGTTCTTGTCCAGTTGGCTTCGGATTCCTCGTTGAGTTTCTCCTCTGCGGCTTTCTTCTCGCGCCATCCTGCGAGCTGCTCCTGGAACTGGCCGCGTCCTTCTTCGGTGGCAAGGGAAGCGAGGTCATCTCCGAAGACTTCCACAAGGGCGCTTCTGGGATCTCCGCTCTCAACCCATCTCTGGAGGAAGGGGCCGGCTTTAGGGTCGGTGTCCACGATACGGACGAGTTCGTCGTTCTTGGCTTTGTTGTCAGCAATCTGCTGCTCTAGTCCTGCGATGTATTCGAGGACAGAATTCTCGAGGTCATCGGCAGGAGAATCACTTTCCGCATTTTCTGCACTTTGTACACCGAACTTCTTGTCGGGGTACTTCTCGGCCATCAATGCTTGAAGTTTCTCTCGGCTGTTCATAACAGCCTGATTTTCAGTCTCTGGCATAGTTTATAGTCTAGTTAAATTTATTCTTTGACACGAAAATACCAATGTAAAGTGTTTCCCATAGTCTATTTTGACCACGAAAGAGAGGTAACTTCACTTTGTGAAATGCACCGAACTTAAATCTTTGCGTGACAGGGACATATATCTTGCATTCAAGGAATCGTTAAAGACCAAAGACTTCAACTCCCTCATCGAGGCTGCGGACTATGCTCGCCTCTCTCCAGCACCACAATACTATATTGACTCCAGAACCGCGTCTCTTTTAGTGGGGAAAGTCCTGAAGGGGATGCCTCTTGGCAATATGTTCGACTGCCAGCGAAGAAGGATAGAAAGCATTGTGGATTCGTACAAAGCATACCTATATATAAACCCCAATACCAAACTCTCGAGGGAGCGCATTGTCGAGATAATCGTCAACCAGCCAGCGCCGGAGTTCTATGTGTCGCTCGAAAGAGCAAGGAAAATTATTCAGCAGCAGAACTTATTGGCCAAAAAGAGATTCATTGACAAACTATGATACGATATATTATAATATCCATATTGATTCTTGTGTATGCCTTGCTTGGTACGCCCGGCTGGCTTGCATCTCCTGACCATATCGGAGCAAGAGTGTTTCTTTATCCGCTTTTCCATGCGAACGTCTTTCACCTGCTGGTGAACTGCCTTGCGCTTTGGATGATCCTGAAGCCGGAAAGGAAAGATAATGCGACGTGCCTTATCGAAGGATACGTCATATCGTGCATTGCCTTTTTCTTTACGCATACCCCTATGATAGGGATCAGCAACCTGCTCTATGCCATAGCAGGATTGAGGTCCCCTTCGTTTGATTCTCCTTGGTGGAAGACCACGCCTGTGAGGATATTCCTTGCCGTGACCTTTATAATGATGTTCATTCCGCAGATAAGCGGAATCACGCACGTCGTATCTTTCGGTCTCGGTATCTGGGTAGACCGCACCGTTAAGTTTTTCAAAAGCATTGCCGATGATGGAGACGAGTTATGAAAGCATAATGCAGGAGAACGCCAGGAGGATGGCGAGGCTCAATGCCGACTATGACCCCATCACCGGAGAAGGCATAGGAGGGGAGAAGCGAGTCCTGCTGGAGATACCTGACTTTGCCGTTCCGAAGCAATGGGTGCCGCAGTCGATGATGAAGGTTCCGCTTGTCAGGCAGATCGCCAAGGCAGGAAGCATAGATGGATTCCTCAAGACTCATAAGTTCAAAGGGGAGTCCCCTTCTTTTGAGGATATAGAGACGCAGCTCCGCAGGATTCGCCACAAGTACGATATGCCCAATTGGGCATATTGGTGTATCAAGATTACCGCCAAGCTCGGAGGCACAGTACGCTTCAAACTCAACTACGCCCAGCTCATCACGCTGGAGGAATGCGAGAAACTCCGTCTGGCCGGAGTGCCTATCAACATAGTGATATGCAAGGCCAGGCAATGGGGAGGTTCCACCTTCTGCCTTTTCTACCAGATGTGGATAATGTTCAAGTGGGACAACTACCACTCCTTCGTCGTTGCTGCACATGTGAGCGGAGCTTCTGCTAATATCCTCAATATGCTTTCGGATGCGCTGAAGACCTATCCCGTCTGGGACATAGGCTTGGAGGAGAGCATACACCTCGCTCCTTCAGCCAAGCAGGGCAACGGATATATGATCAAGAATGAGCATAACGAGCCTATCTTCCCCGCAGTGATATACGTCGGTACTGCGGAGAACCCCGACTCGCTTCGTTCCAGCAACATAGCCGGAGCGCACTACTCGGAGGTGGGCATCTGGCCGAACACTCCCAAGATGACGCCAGAGAAACTCTTATCTTCTATCAGCGGAGGTATCACAATCAAGCGGAAGCTCACCATGCAGGTATGGGAGTCCACGGCCACCACTTCGGATGATTTCTTCTATGACCTCTTCACGCAGGCCCTGGAGAAGAAAAGCAGCAATGCCGCCCTCTTCATCCCTTGGTTCTATATTCCATACGACACCCTGCCGGTGGAGAACTACGAAGCGCTTGTCACCTGGCTGCTGGAGCATAAGGACAGCGACATACCCGACGGCAAGTACAAGTCCTCGGGCAAATACTATTGGTGGCTTTGGGAGCAGGGGGCAACGCTCGAAGGTATCCAATGGTACCGATACACGGAACTCACCAAGACCACAAGGATAGAGATGCTCAACGAGGCTCCCTCTTCCTACATGGAAGCCTTCCAGAGCGCAGGACACAAGGTCTTTGATTTCTATGATGTGGACAGGATGAGGAAAGGATGCATCGATCCCCTCTACGAAGGGGAACTTATCAGCGACGCGAGGACAGGCAGGGAGGTGCTTAATGATATCCGCTTCATCCAGCAGTACAACGGCAAGGTCAAGATATATGAAATGCCTGACGATTCCCCCGTGTCGAACCGGTATGTCGTGGCCGTGGATATCGGTGGAGCCAACTCCACTTCCGACTACTCTTCCATCCGCGTGATGGACAGGCTTATGCTGATGCCGGACTTCGGCCTTGAAGGAAAACCCAACATAGTTGCGGAGATCCACTACCACGCTGACCACGATGTAGTGGCCTACGATGCTCTTCGCCTTGCGGAGTTCTATGGACACGCCCTGCTGGTCATTGAATCCAATACACTCGAGACGAAAGACAAGCAGAGAGATACGGGAGGCGGAGGCTTTGAGTATATCCTTGACATAGTATCGGAGATATACGATAACCTCTATGCCAGACACACCAATGAGGAGAATATGGGAGACGCTACGATGCGTAAGTGGGGATTCCATACCAACGTGTCCACCAAGCCAAAGATTATCGACCATATGAGGATATGCTTGAGGGATAGCCTCTGGAACGAACCCAGCCGCACCTGCTGCGATGAGATGTCGATGTATATAGACGATCACGGCAAGATGACCGCACCGCCTTCGAAGCACGACGATGTGCTTATGTCCACGGCTATCCTGCTGTGGGTCGGAATGAAGGAGATGCCGACACCTCAATGGATACGCAAGGGCGAGTCTCGCAAGGATATAATCAGATCAAGAGACAATGTAGCATTATTATAATTATGAATCTTATCAAGAAAATCTTCCGCCCTCTGGCAACCAAGGTTGTTGTCATCTGGGCCAACTACACCTACGACAAGGTGAGACGAATTGCAGACCAGCGCCACGAAAAGGAACACACGATGATATATGTGTGCGCGGAGCCATTCCGCCCCTATGTGCTTACCACTTATGACCGCAAGCGCTTCAAGGGCGAGAAGAAGGTGTTCGGTTATTCGGCAAGACTGCTGACACTCACGACCCTCAAGAACGGATGCTACTACCACACCCCGGACACGGCAGGCAATCAGGCCCTCGGCAAGAGGGAGATCAAACGCAGACGCCGCTACTTCGCACTCGAGAGACTGCATAAGGCGGGACTGCTATAAAAGCAAAAGTGCCTCGGGTCTCACGACTCAAGGCACCAAGGCAAAAATATGAAACACTTCGGAGGCTAGGGAGCGACTGCGGTGTTTTGCTGACCAGGCACAGCGGACGCTTCTTCGGCGTCCGCTTCTGCTTTTCTTGCCTGTATCTTCTGTTTGAGCTTGTCCGCATAGGGAACAGCGGAGATGTCAAGGTAGGTCTCAAAGTCTATCAGTCCGGCCATAAGGAACTCCTTGGCGTCCTGTGCCATCACCATTCTGTAGACGGGAGTCTCCGTGCTTTCCTTGATGGAGATGTCATACTCGATGTTGGATATCTCGTTGAGATTGATTGCAGACTCATCGAAGAGTCCGTCCATATTGCTCTCTATCTTGGCGAAGCGCTCAATGTCATAGAAGGCTGCGATGTTCTTGACTTTCTTGGTGTGTATATCCTCAAGGAACGAATGAACGCTGGAGAGGAAAGAAGATATTGCCGTAGTGGAATGCTCCGCCATCTGTGCATACATACTCCCGGACGTGCCGGAATGAGGGGTCTTGCCCTGGATAGCATCGGTGATGGCCGTAGCCTTGTCTCCCATTCGTGAGAAGGTGTCAAGGTATTGGGCCACGTTAAAGGTCTGTGCCTGTCCGTAGAAGACCTGCGGCACGACGTGTTCGTATCCCGGCTTCACGTCTATGAAGACCATATCGTCGATGCTCGTCCACGAATTGGCGAACTCCTGTTCGGACATATTCTGCGGAACAAGCTGCTTCGGCACTACGACCACACCCTTGGCATTGGTGCGGATGAGCCAGTCATTGAGGCAGATGGCCCGGTTCATGATGATGTTGTGGTCAATCATGTCGTAGAGGTAACCGACTATCTGTCCGTCAATCATAGGAATGGCCGCAACGGTGAACGGATGACTTCTGTCGGCATAGGGCGATTCACCCTCCCAGAGGATTGTTCCGTCAGGGGCGAGGTCGCGGCAATACCAGTATTCATCTACGAAGAAACCGTTCTTGGTTATCTCGTCCTCACCGTATCCGTCTCCTGTGATGTAGGGTATCTCGGAATCATCCCAGCCCTGCTGTTTTCCCAGAAGGCGTCTGGCTTCGTTCTCTTTCTTTATGAGTTTGCGGTAAGCGAAATCATCCGCGTCGATGATCTCCTCTGTTCCCTGATTGAGGTCGTGCAGACGGATGCGGCCCTTGGTTTCTTTTGTCCAAACCTCGCACACGCAGCAGACGCTGGGGTCGGGGTCGGTCATGAACGAGGTGAGCCTCTCATCAAAGCGATCGGTCGGATCTGAATAGCGCTTGTTCTTGAACATAGTGGCCTGCTCGGGATATATGTCCCGCAGGATGCCGTAGTCCTTTTCGTTATGTGCGAAGTTGGCGCATATCTTTCCGAAGTCGTATTTCTTGATTCTTCCAACAATGGTCATATCCCAGAAACGGGGGTCATCCATATTGGCGTCAAAGAACAGCATATTGGGGTTGATGTACTGCGTCCAGGAGTCAAGTGTTCCAGCAGGGCCGCTTGTTGCGTCCCAAGTCTCATATGCCGCCATAAGACCACCAAGACAAGCCTCCTTCACCCAGGAGATATAAAGCTTGGTCATCTTGTTCTTGTTGCAGTTCGCCTGAAGAGCATTGGTCAGCAACTCTCCGTACTGCTGCTCCTTGCGGTCTCGGGCAAAGCACACCGGTTCAAGGGATTCCTTGACGATCACTCCTTCCATTGTCTCCACCTTGTTCTTCATTTGGTTGGTCTGGAGAGCCACGTTGCCGGTGCGAGTAAGGTACTGACGCATTGTCATCGTCTCTCCGTTTACCTCCATAAGGTCGGAGAGCTGGTCGACATAGGTGAAGCGGAAGGCTCTTGCCCTCTGCCTGCGGAAGCGGTCGTTGTTCTCCCATAGTTCCCTACAGAGTTCTATGAGGTGCAAGTCGCGCTCCTTGCCTATGCGTTTCTGGCGAGCCTTCACCGTGTCCATTTCGGACGGCGTAGGGATCTGCCGTATGAGTCTTGTCGATTGCATATCTTGTCTTATAATAATCTTGCCTTGTATATCTTGAATGCCACTATCAGCAGGGCTATTCCCAGCAGGGACCAAAAACCCCATATCTGGAACCTGTGCCAGCCGTTCAGCGGCTTTTCCTTCTCCAGCACTTTCTCCACTTCCTTTATTTTCTCCACATAGGTGGTATCGTGAACCGCCTTATTTCTCCACCGGTCACGGTATTCATAGGTGGTGTTCGTCACAAAGACGGTGTCGCCTTTTTCCTTGATGGTGGTGATTCTGTCTATGTATATTGAGTCGCGAAGCACCAGCGTGTCCGCAACTCTCACAAATGCGGAATCCTTCTGCACGGATGTAGAAGGATAGAGCCTAGGGGAGCATGATGCCACCAGAAGCAAAAGTATAGGCAGCAGTCTTTTCATATCTTGTCTTTTTTAAGTAGCGGCCTTGCAGTAGAGGTCGGCCTCTGCCGTGCGTCTTCTGGTCAGTCCTGCGAGAGCCTTGCCCGCCGCCTTATCCCAGCGGAGAAGTTGCTTTCGCACCTCTGCAAAATTGTTCGGGTCGGCATTTATCTTTTTAAGCAAGGTGCTGGCCTTGAAGTTGCCCGGGCCGCAGTTGTACACAAACGAAACAAGGGCATCGAACTGGCATTGTGCCAGAGGTCTTCCGACAAGGGAGTTCACGGTCTTCTCCGCGCTTGCAAGGTCTTTGGAAAGGAGTTCCGTGGCATAGGCCTCGGACACCTTGTCTCCCTGCTTGACGTCTCCGGTATGGCCATATCCTATAGTCCATATCCCGGCAGGACACTTGTAAGCGTCAGCCTTAAACCCCTCGAATGCCTTAACGAGATTTATTCCCTCCTTGCTTGTTTTCATTTTCCTTATTCTTGAGTTTGCACTTCTTGCTGCCGCAATGCTGTCTTATGTAATCCTGCTTCTCCTTGTCGGCATACTCTTGGAGATGCTCCTCGGTTGCCGTGCCGAACGGAGGAAACCTTTTGGCGCAGTCTTTCTCTTCGCAGTAGAAGCGAAGGGCCACGGCATTGGCTGTATAGAGGCGGTTCACTTTCTGGGTGAGAACATTGATCTCTGCACGAAGTTCGTTCACCTGCTGGGCCTGCTCGCGGTATTCCTTAACGATCTCCATCCATTCGCTGTTCTGCTTGGCAAAGGCTTCTGCCTCGGCATTTCGAGCCTCGGCATTGCCCTTGCGTCTTGCGGATTGGATGGTGAAAAGCTGAACTATACCACCTCCGGCAATCGCGGATATGACCGCCATTATGATTTGCGTCCAGTCCATTACTCGTCGTATGCTACTATCACCTTGCTTGTGGATGAGTTGCCGGACAACTTATACCAGAAGGCTTTGCAGTTATCTTTGATATGGTAGTTGGCGTTGGCGCTCACGTCGGCAATCTTCGTCCAGTTGGTCTTGTCAACCGACCATTTGAGTTCATACTGAACGGAGCATCCTCCGATTCCGAAGATCTTGCTTGGAACCTGAAACGGCTCTTCCTGATATACGGTCTTTGTACTCATGGCTCAAAGATATTAGACGTGTGTACACTCCTTGCTGGTCACGGATGAGTTCTCCCATCCGGCCTTTACTGCGATAGCCTTGAAGGTTTTGGTCTCGGTAATGGCAATTGCCGACTCATAAAGAGCGGATGCTGCTGTAGGTGTTGATCCGTCGGACGTGTAGTGGATTGCCGCTCCTGCGGTGGCGCAGGTCATCGTAACGGAGTTGTTGGAACAACTGATAGAAGGAGCTGCAACGATAGGAGTGCATTCCTGCGAAGCCACGGCACTTGCGTTCTTATTGAGTTTGAAGCATCTTGCCTTGACCACCTTCGACGTGGTAATGGCTATGGCCTCGGAATATACGGAAGACTCCTCGTTAGGCTCTGTTCCGTCCAAGGTGTAACGAATAGTGGCGCTATCAGCAGATGTGATAGTCACGCTGTTGTTTGCGAATGCGATTACGGGTGCGGCAAGCGTGTCCCTCTGGTTGTAGGCAATCCTTTCAAGGACTTCAACAATATCAACTATTGCGCTCGCCAATGTTTCCAGGCTGGCTTCTATGCTCTCCTGTTTATCGCGGATGAAGCGAATCTCTTTGTTTACTCTTGTCATGGTATAGTTAAGTTTAAGTTCTGCAACAAAAATGGGAACGGATATCCGTTCCCATAGTCTATTTTGACCATTGCCTTTTAGCGAAGCCTGTCGGTCAGCCGGTTCTCCACTTCGGCCTCAATCCAACTGACTGCATCCCCGGCAAGGATATTCGGCAGGATCACCACCCTGAACCATTTCCACGAACCGCCACGAAGGGAGTTCAGCACCACCCAATCGTTGCCGTTCATCGATCCTTGAAGAATGTACTTGACGTCTCCGAAGGCATACTGGCCGCGAACCCGCAGGGCGTTGATGGACTTGCGGACGTCTACTGCGTCGAAGGCTAGAGGACGCGTGATGATAATGCCTCTCTGCTTATTCACGACGTCGGTCACCTTTCGCTCTTCTCCGAAACTGAAAAGCCTTGTTCCGTTCAGCGCGGTCTGGTTGGGTGCGGTCTTGATGCTCATCTGTATCAAGGCTTCGGGATAGTCATTCACGCTCCTTACAGGGAACCCGTAATATTGGTCATTGCTCCCTACAAGACTATGGAATATCTGCGAGGTCTTGCACCAAGCGTCGTTGCCGATGACATAGATGTACTGATACGCTTTCGAGGGGTTGATGAAAAGAAGTCTTCCTCCAGTGTAGTCATAGACTGCCGTGGCGTCTTCCATGAACTTCTGGAAGGAGTCCGTATCGTTGATGATGCTTCCAAGGTATTTCTTCCAGGAGGCGTCTCCGTTCAGCATTGTGGCGAGTGCCGTGTCGGGAGAGAAAGGTTTTCCTTCCATCACCTTCGAGATGTTCTTAATCTCACCGGAGGTAAGTATCTTCAATCCTGCCTTGGTATTGAACACTATTGCCTGGTCTATCTGCGACACCGTTCCCTTGAAGGCCACGTCCTGACTCAACGGCTTGGCAGAAGAAATGCTTCCGTCGCTGGATATGGACACTGTCCAGATGCCCTCGGAGGTGAAGATATAGTTGTCAAATTCTCCGAACTGACCTATGGAAATAGGTTTCGTAATTGTGGCTACATCCAGCACGTCGCCACTGAATGTGCGCTTCCCTCCAAGAGGAAAGAAGAACGGATTGCTCACTTCGGACTGACCGATCTGATTGGGAAGTTCAAGGATATCGTCAGCCACAAACATTGTCGCATCATAGGTAAGTCTTCTAACGCCTGTCGGGAGCGACGTCCCGGAATTGAGCAACGATAACCAAGTATCCTGCTTTCCGTAGAAATAACTCCAGTCCATAAGGCCGCTCGGAGTCATATTGATCTCGAGCATGTAAGCAGAGTTGACCACTCCGGCATTGTTCTCTTTTCTTATATATGCCCTGTCACATCTGGAATCAGGGAAGGTGAGAAATTGTCGGGAGTATAAGTTATCAATGGTGTCGGCCATATTGACTATGTATCTTTTTGTTTCTCCAGATGAAGTCTTAATGACATATGCCACCGTGAATTTATCAGGGAAAGAAGGGGGCGTAGGAGTGTTGTCATCTGCTGGCCACATAAGAATATCGGACAGATCCGGCCTTCCATACCTAACCCCTTTGAGCATAAGCCTCTCGTTATACACGCTCAACCCATTTATGGCCGATAGCGGGTAATTGCTCTTTGAATCCTCTTTAAGGACGGGCTGTGTCATTAAATCGTCCACCTTCTTTGGCTCAAGAACTACGGAACTAAAAGCGTCGGGAATATCGTTGTATTCCTCAAATGAAAAAGATTTCAACAAGTAGAAACCCGTTGTCTTCTTTATGCTGTTTTTTATGTTTTCATCGTCGGAGTTCTTTTGCTCCTTGCAGTATATCTTGGTAAAATATTGATTTCCCGCCGGAAGATACGGAGAGACAGGTTCTATATATTCTTGGAATTTTTCGTCATTTCCTCCTATTCTGTCCGATATGGAGTTCGGCACGCAGTTGGAAATCTCATCGCTGGCAAAGATGTCTATACTTCTAATAATATCTTTCCAGTCATTAGAAATGGCACTATTATTATCGGAGTAGTATTTTACAGTAGATGCCCCAAGTAGTTTGCCAACCATCCAACTTGAGAATGTGTCCTCTCCTGATCCTGCATCATAAGCAAAGATTCCTATTTTGTAACTTTCCTTATTACCCAAACACAGATCCGGCGTAGAGGGATAGATGTAGGAGCCATCATATAACTTTAGAGCTACACGAAGTATGGTTCCGCAGGGGAATTTGTTCTCTGCATAACAAGCCAGCCTTAATCCATTAACGATGTTCCAGCATATCTCTACGCATTCGTTTATATAGGTTACTCTCCGGTAGCCAGCATTCCTTTCTCTTTGCGTAACACCGCCCGATGCTGCAATTCTCCATTCTTCTTGCGTTAACGGAACGTTGTCAAATGCCGCCTTTGACCATGCGTGTAGTTTGGCCTCGATCTGGGTTCTTGTTGTTGCGGTGTCGAGAATGGTATCAAAAAGTATTCTAGGCATCGGCACCTTTGTCCCCAGATACTTATATGCTCCATCTCGGTAAAGCACATAATGCAGATGCTTATTGGATGCAATGACAAGGGTATTGCCAACCGACTTGATGCTACAGTCCTCGAAGGACTCGCTCGTTTCCAGCACAATGCCGAAAGAAACGAAAGAATAGTTGTCCAGTCCGGCCTGCGTGGTTAAGAATAAAAGCGTGAACGAGTTGTGGGTTCTTCTACTCGCGCTGTCGAGCCTTCGCTGAATGCTCGCCATGAAAGACTGTGCCGCTGAAGGAGAAGACAGAACTCCAAGGTCGAGCTGGTTGGTCTGTGCGAAGTTGCTCAACTTTGTCTGCAAATCTTCGATAGCAGGCAGCCCATATTCAGTAAGCGTTTGCGAGATGCATTGTGCAAGGGTGGTGCTGCGTTGAACGATATTCGCGGTCGGCCCGGTAAGGGTGACGCTTGTACTCTGCCCCATTGTCCAATAGCCCAACTGCCCTCCATGCTTGCAGATGTATTTTTGGAGAGATGTTGTCTTATGCAGATATAGCACATCGTAGTTCAGGCCCTCGCTGGACGGAGGGATCCCGTACTTCTGCCAGCATTGGGCGTCTGCCGTGAGTTCCACAGGAAGAGAAGCGGGGACAAGCTCTCCGCTCTCCAGCTGCATATTGAGGGATTCGGCAAGAGCGCCATCCCCGACTCCTCTGTCGGAGGGGGTGCGGCTGATGCCCTTGAGATTAATTTTCTTCGTTGCCATTATTTTCGGTGTTTAAGTTTTCCAATTCATAGAGCCGAACGGTTACCTCACGAACCCATTGTGCGCGGAGATTCTCTCTTCTGTCCTTCAGCGTTTTCTTTGCGTCAGGGTTCTTCTCCGCTTTGATCTCCTTGTCGAGTTCGGTAAGTTCCTTTGGCTGCAACTTTGTTTTGTCGAAGTCCTCGTTGGAAATAAGTTCCTGATAAAGCTTATAGTTGGCGCTGCCGGTGAACTCGTCATCAAGATAATCCGCTTCCTCGGGAGAAGGCTTCCATATGCCAAGCCTCTTTTCTATCTCGCTTCTCTGCTCGATGAGCCGCTTTTGATTCTTCTCGGCATTTGCACGTCGGGCCTCATCCGAATTCTCATTCTTTATCACTTTGTCCAGGTTATTGATTACGCTTGACAATTTGGCCTTACGCTTTTTGAGCAGCTTTATTTCGTTCTCCGTGAGATTCTCGTCGGCTTTCACATTCTCCTCCACGAAGTCCTTTTGGTTGCGTGAGATCTGATCCTTGACACCTTTGAGCATCTCGCGCGAATACCAATAGTACAGTTCGTTTTCGTAGGCGTGGCTATACTTGTGGTTGGTGTCCACCAGAATCCTATTCAAGAAAGGTATCTGCTCCTTCGGTATGCTTTCTCCCTCCGCGATGCCTAGGATAGAAGAAGCAACCTGTAGCCAGAACTTACCGGCACCTCCCATCAATTCGCTTGCTACATACTGTATGCTCTCCACATACCAGTTCAGGGGACCGGTCTCGCGTCCTTCGCGTCTTCCTACCTTGCTTGCGGCTTCGGCCATCTTGGTATACAGAGGATTAAGGAGGTTGTCGCTCTCCCTTGCGTCCTTGTATCTTGCTGTGGGATATTCGGCATTCTCTTTCTGGAAGGGTTCGTTATGTATAGGCGCTCCATAGAATGTCCTATTTTCGTGAAGCGAGTATGCAATGTTCACGATTGGCACGGGGCGCAGAACCATATCAATCAATCCTTCTCCAAGACCCTCCTTGAATGTTATGTCATTGAGTGGATTGTATGGAAGCAGTTCCGTGAAACCGGAAAGTGATTCTGCCCACACTCTGTATTTGGTCTTGTTAGGAGACCTCTTGTACAGCAGTTCGGTCATTATCACATCACCAAGAGCATAGAAAGGAACGAATTCCTGGGGCAGAGGAATGCGGAAATAGTTTCCGTTCCCAGCATCTATGCAAAGGAATCTTCTGCGGATGAAGTCCGGCAACTCGAAATATTTGTCAAGCTCTTCGGGGTCATCTCCTCCTGTGCCTCCCATCAATCCGTGTACGAATGCGTTCAGCATTCCGGCAGCAGTATATCCGGCACAGGTCGCGGCAATGAACTTGGGTGATTTCCTGAACATTGTCACGAACTTGCGGAGTCCCTGCATAGCCGCATTGTAGAACATTGTGAAGAATCGTCCCGTAACAGGAAGCGTAAGCGCCTCCACGGCAAAGGACTGCAACAGCGCTCTTGTAGGATTGTCGGTTGTGATGAACTGGCTTACCTGCTTGAAAGGAATCGGTTTACCCGAACCTTTTCGGTCAAAGTTCAAAGTGACCTCCTTGGCGGCATTCACGCATTCGGGGATGCTCTTGCCCATCTCCTTTGACGCAAGGTAAGCAGAGAAACGAGCAGCCTGCTCCGCTCCTTCCATTATCCTGTTCCAATTGCGGACGGCTTTCTGGAGTTTCTTTATGGCTTCGGATCCCTGCTGCTCCTTGATATACTTTCTCATCAGGTCTTCCCATTCCTCGTTGTTGGCAAGAACCGTGTATCCGGTGGGGCCTCCGTTCTCAACATACTCACGATAGAGCCTTGCGAGTTCCGGGTTGTTCTTGGCTACCTTGGTCTCAAAGAAATTGTCCTCGGCTTCTCCTACGGAGAGACGGAATATCTTTCCTCCGTTGAGAAGGTTCAGCAGGTATTTGTCAAACTTGGCGGTGTATTCCGGGCCTTTGTCTGCCATTGTGGTGGTCTGTGCATAGATGATATCTCGGAAGATATTGCTGACGATGAAGTTGGGGTTGGCAGATGTGGCGAGCTGGCTGAAGAACTTGTTTGCGGCCATAAGACCTTTCATCAGCGAGTTGTCGGTGTTCATCACATTCAGCAGCCCATTGACAGCCTGCGCTGCCCTGGGATTGCCGTTGACGATTATCTCCGCGTCTTCTCCATTCACCTTGAGGCGAATCATATGCTCCGGCACATTGCGCTTGTCAATCTTTATGACGGAGTTCTTCAGATCCAATCCCCGTCTGCCTTTCTGTACCTTGACTCCTTGCTCCTTTCTCTGCTCCTGCGTCGCGTCGAAGTCATCGCGTATCTGCTTCATCTCTTCCGCTGTCTTGGCGCTTGTGTAATCAGGATAAAGCCTTGTATATATCGTTCTACCTCTTGCATCCTTCATTCCGGTATTCTCATACCATCCTTCATCTATGGTTGCCAGGTCGTTGTCTTCTCTGTTGCTCACAAAGTAGTAGATGGCCTGCTTCGCAAGGTTCTTATTGTCCTGACGAATAGCAGACTGCGCTTGCACACCTATGACGCCAAGGGGGCTTTCAGCCTCGCTGGTTCTTCCTTTGGCAGAAAGAACCGCATTGATGAATGTGCCGTCAGCATTGCTGCCGTAGTAGTTATAGATATCTTCTGCCGTATCTTCAGCGAATCCTCTCAACGGAACATAGTATTTGAACATTCCGCTGATGTGGCCGTGGGAATCCTTGGTGAGCATTCCGCTTTCGTACTGATGGCGAAGGGTCTCCTTGGTGGCGGCATTGATCTTTTCCCACAGCAGATCCGTTGCCTTCTGCCCGGCCTCCAGAACGAACACGTCTTTCCTTCCCTTCATATCCTTAATGTCCGCGTCCCTCCATGTAAACATTCTTTCAAACCTACCAACCTCTCGCTCGGCAGCTTCTTCTGCATCGGAAAGAATATCGTATGTGGGAGCAATGGCATCGCGCCTTCTTGCTGCATAAGCCTCCTTTGATTCGTTGGGAAGCCTTGTCAGTTTCGGCTTGTCCGCATACATTGCCATTATGCCGGAGTAGTCCTTCTTTCTGTTTTCAAGGAAGATAGGATCAATGCCGTAGTCTATCTCATATTCGTGAGATGCCAGTTCCTTGGCTATTGCCTCCTCTCCGTCACGGATCAGTTCCGCTTCACGCACCTTCTCTTCAAGGGCGAAGCGTTCTTTCAGCAGGTCATCTCTCTGCTCCTTGACTATGGACGCATCGAGCTTGATTGATTCTGCCGTCTTTATGGTCTGCTCTTTTCTGGATATCTCCTCGTTGATGTCGTCCACCGCTTTCTGCGCTTTCTCGACAAGGGCATTTCTCTCTTCCTCGGAAAGCGACTTGTTTTGACGCAGAAGACCTTCTGCCCAGGCTTTCCAATAGTTCAGCGCATCCCTCTTGGCAAGGACAAAGTTTCTTTCAAGTCCGTGCTTCAGCATCAGGTACCTTTGCACATCCTCGATAGCAAACTCGCCACCGGACATTGCTATTATTGTATTGACGGCTTTCCACATAGGATGCAGGAAGTCGCGGTTGTATTTCTCGATGTCGGCCCTGTCCTTTGCCACAAGCTGGTTGAATGCCAGGAGAGGATTCTCGAACGCTTCCATAGGTTTGCCGGAGGCTTTTTCGATAGCCTCCACCATCCTGCGGAGAGAAGCATACATATCTATCTGCGACTCTTCTATCGCGGCTTTCCAATCCAATGAGTTGGAGTAGAGGTTCGCTGCGGACTTATCGTAATCCGCTTCGGACAGACGCAGGTTGGTATCGTTCTGGTTCTCCATCTTTACGGCTTCCGATGTCTTGTCAAACCCAAGCCGGAATGCAACAACCGACCTGTTGACAATGTCCGCGAAAGTCTTTGGATTGCCGTAGGTATTGTTATACAGCATCCACTTGGCATCAGCATCCGTGAGTCCGGGGAACTGCTTGTCAAGGGCCTTTCTTGCCGCATCAATGAGTTTCTGCTCCGCATCGGTCGGCGTCTCCTTTGCGGATATGTCTGCCAGAGTCTTGGCCACCGTTCCGACAAAGTCAAACCCTGCGGCCATAGAGTTATTGATGAGTTCTTCCTTCAGTCCTTCAGGAGCATCGTTCAGCACTCCGAACATGAAGTCATAATAGCCCTGCTCGCCAAGGAAACTTGCCAAGCCTTTCTCGGTAACCTGGCTATGGTAGGGGAGCATCTCCGCTTCGGTAAGGGAGAAGTTTGCTTCCGAACCAACATAATCCCTCATATATTCGAGCGAAGGTCTATCCGTTCCGTACTTGCTGCCAGCAACCGCGTATTCGTATGCATAAGCCTGCTCCCCATCCTTGATATCAAGAATGGTCTGGCGAATGTATTCGGCATTGGGGTTCTTTGCAGAGAACGCATCAAGGTCATCGTATGTCCTCTCATTCTTCAAGAACTTGTAGTTGCTGAACTTACCGGGAGCAATCTCGTTCCAAGCATCCACTATGGCCGCTGCTTCTTCCCTTTGTTGCTTTTCTTTATTGGCGCTGATAAGCCTACCAGAGTCAATCCTTTGCTTGTCGGCCTCTGCAAGAGAAACAAGGTCTGTCACGTTGCTGGTCTCGTCGAATGCTATCTCGTTAAGAACTCTTCTTGCTGAAGTTACGGAATGGTCACTTGTCCTGAACTTGAGACCGTCTGTCCCATATTCGGGCTGAACGTATGTTGACACCCCAAAGTCGGTCTTCGACCTTGAGATGTAGTAGTTATCGAGGCCTGCTTCTTTAAGGGCGTCCAGTAAATCTACGGCAACCTTCAATTGTCTTTCGGATTCAGCGTTCTGGTATTGCTGCTTCTCCGTCATAGAGAAGTTCGTTGTGTTCTCCGCATCCTCGAGGCTCATCGTCTCGGCATTGAATTCTCTGCCAGACTCCCTTGTAAAATCGTAGGGGACTGCGGTTCCATTGGCGTTGTTGTATTCATCGACGACTCTTCTTGCTTCCTTGTCGGAAATGATCTCTTCAGGCATAAATGCACCGGATACATACCAGTCGTTGCCTTTATATTCCTCGCCCCTTGCGAGAGCCTCTTTCTTGGCCTTCTTCTCTGCGTTGTTCTTGGGGTTCGTGGCGAATGCATAGAAGCCATCGACAGGCATCCTTGTGGGCATATCCCCAGCCTTGGTCATTCCTTCGTCACCCTGAACATATTCGTGGTCTGCGGCCATCTTGCCTCTTACCCATACGAAGTTATCATCACGGAGGTTCTTGCCGGAACCTTTACCTATCTGCCACATTGAAGGCAACTTCCCTGCATGCCAGCCGGGTCTCATTGCATAGAGACCTGTTGACTCCGCTCCGTTGATTCCGACATTGTAGTAGGCTTTCTCTCCGTTGGCGTATGTGGACACCACAATCCACCTCTGCCCGGCAGGGAGGTCGTCTACCATATCCTTTGAAGGAATGCCGGTGACATCTCCGCTCTTTCCCTTGCCGACCTCTTTTTTGTCTATGACATTTCCGTCAGCATCCAGCAGGTAAGCGAATCCCTCGGGGAGTTTCTCTATGTCTCCGAACTTGGGTGCATCGGCATCATACCATGTCCCAATCTCTATAGGCATTGCATTGCGGTCAATGTACAAAGGATATACCTTCCCGTCTTCGCCAAGCCTCATCAGCTTGTAAACGGAAATCGTCTTCTTGGGAGCCTCGCGCTGACGGATTGAGAAGGAAGTCATCTGGTCGGATGCTTCATTTGCTTCGTAAGCCTTCTGGTATTCGGCATCCTGCTGGGCGGTCACGGAGAACATAGGTTGTCCCTCCATCACCGAAGCCTTCATCTCGGGAGTAATGGAAACAGAGTGCCAGCCTTTTTTATTCTCCAGTCCGGGAAGTGTAATGTCTTCGGTCTTGACCCCCCACTTCTTGCAGTACTTATCAACGAATGCAGGGAGCATCTTGTCGTAGAATCCCTTCATGCCTTGGTTTTCGAGCTTCAAGCCTTCTTCTTTGATTTCAGTCAACTCCCCATCTTTCGCGGTGCTGATTACCCTTGCCGCCAATTCTTTTCCAAGAACACCGGGAAGTTCGCTTTCTTTGTAGTCGTTCGTGAATAGCTCATTTCCCTGCTTGTCTGCGGCCTGTATAGTATAATTGCCATCACCATCAGTTGTGAAACCAAGGGAAGAGAGTTGCTTGTCGAGGCCATATCTATCCGCTTGCATTGTTCCATTCGTCCAGGCGAGTTTGTCGTAGCCTTCCTCGGCAGCGAGACGAAGCATTCTCTTGAATGCAAGTTCGTGCCAGTTCTTCTCGAAGGGAGCAGCAGGGACAACTCCAAGACTTCTATTATGATTTCGCATATTGCGGGAGGCGTCCATTTTTGCTTCCATAAGTCTCCTATACTCCTGCTTCTCCTGTTCATCCAGATATAAAACGAATCTATTGTTAAGCTTATCGTACTTCTTCCCCATAGTTTCAGCGAATGAGTCATAAGCCTCTTTAGCTTTATTGTATTTTTCTTCAAGATTTGCTATTACATCAGCATCGATATACCCATTTTTCCTTCCGTCTTGATGTCTCTTTGACTGAATCTCATCGATGACCAGAACGGAATTGCCCTTGGTGTCCGTAGTCTCTCCGAAGCGAGACCAGGCTATTGCTCTGCCTTGTCCGGCATCTCCGAAATGTACATCGTCAGTCTCATTCCAAGGCTCTATATTGGGAACCGTAAGTGCGACCTCGCGTTTGTTCTCAAGACCCTTGTCTGTATAAACAAGTCTGGTGCTATT